CAGGCTTAACAGGTGGAGGAACAATTGCAGCTACTAGAGACCTTTCAATTGATTCAGCTGAATTACTTGCATATTATGAAAGTTCATTAAGACATGATAACTTATCAGGTTTTGTAGCTAATGAACATATTGATCATACATCAGTATCAATAACAGCAGGTACAGGCTTAACAGGTGGTGGTGATATTACTTCAACAAGAGATCTTGCTATTGACTCTGCAGAACTAAATGCTTACTTTGGCGGATCTGGTAAAGGTTTTGATGCAGATACCCTTGATGGTCAAGAAGGTACGTACTATAGGATCAACGTATATGATGCCGCTGGGTCATTATTAAACTAAGGTAAATACAGATATGGCAAATCCAAGTTCAAGACAAGGTTTAATCGATTATTGCTTAAGACGTTTAGGTGATCCTGTCGTTGAAATTAATGTTGATGAGGAACAGATTGAGGATCGTGTTGATGAGGCAATTCAATTCTGGCGTGAGTATCACTCAGAAGCAACTTACCGTACGTATGTTTCTTATCAAGTAACAAGTGCAGATATATCAAATGAATATATTGCTGTTGATAGTGACGTTTTGTATATCACACGTCTGTTCAGAATTTCTAGCTCTTTTAATACTTCTTTTAACTTCTTTGATATCAAATATCAGATGATGTTAAATGATATTGCAGATATGCAAAACTATGCAGGTGATCTAGCATATTATGAACAATTAAATCAGTATCTTTCCTTACTTGATATGAAACTAAACGGTCATCCTCAAACAACGTGGGTAAGAAAACAAGATAGACTTTATATACATGGTGACTTCAAAGATGGTGATATCAATCAAAATGAATATATTGTTTATGAAGCATATAAGTTTATTGATCCTAGTACATATACTGAAGTCTATAATGATATGTTCCTGAAAGAATATACAACAGCTCTTATAAAGCAACAATGGGGGACAAATCTTAGTAAGTTTGAAGGTATGCAATTACCTGGTGGTGTAACACTTAATGGTGGTAGGATTTATGAAGAAGCTACACAAGAAATCGAAAGGTTGAGAGAGAAAATTAGACTTGAGCACGAATTCCCTGCAGACTTCTTCGTAGGATAATATAATGGCATTGAATCCGTACTTTAATAAAAATCAGAGACAGGAACAAAATCTCTATGAGGATTTAGTTCTAGAATCTATTAAAATATATGGACAAGAAGTCTATTATCTTCCACGTGAAACTGTGAATGAAGATACAATTCTTGGTGACTTAGAGGCATCAAGATTCGGAAGTGCATATAAAGTTGAAATGTATATTGAAAATATTGAAGGCTTTGATGGAGAAGGGGATTTATTTACTAAGTTTGGGGTAGAAATTCGTGATGAGGCAACATTTATTGTTGCACGTCGTAGATGGACAAGTGCGGTTGCAAGAGCAGATGGTGATGCAAATCTTATTCGACCACGTGAAGGTGATCTAATCTATCTTCCATTATCAAAGTCTATGTTCCAGATTCAACATGTAGAACATGAACAACCATTTTATCAATTAAATAACTTACCAATCTTTAAGATGCGTTCACAACTCTTCGAATATAGTGGAGAGGATTTTGATACAGGTATTGATGATATTCAGGGTATTGAAGAGAATTATGCATATGAATATCTATTACAACTTGATTCAGGTGGTGCATTTGAAGTTGGTGATGGTGTCAAGCAGGATCTTGGTAATGGTGTAACACTTAGTGGTGAGGTAAGTAGATATTCAGATTCTGATAAAGTAATGGGTATAATTAACTTTGGTGCAGATGATGGTTTATTCCATCTTCCAAATACAGATAATCCAATTGTTCATCAGGTTGCATTTGGTACCGAAACATCACTTGTTCTTTCAGTATCAGAAAACAATCAACTTAGTGAAAATGAACAGAATGATGCATTTGAAACAACAACTACGGATCTTGGCTTCCTTGACTTCTCTGAAAGCAATCCGTTTGGAGATCCTCAGTAATGTTAAGTGATTATTTCTATCATGAGCGAATTAGAAAGAGTGTTGCCATGTTTGGTTCACTCTTCAATAACATCTATGTTTTACGTAAGGATGGATCTGGTAACGTAATTAGTACACAAAAGGTTCCGTTATCATATGCACCTAAACGTGATTTCTTAGAACGTATTCGTGAAAATCCTGATCTATATGATAATACAAAAGTAGCTATTAAGTTACCACGTATGTCTTTTGAGATTATTGGTTACCAATATGATGCACAAAGACAGTTACAGAAAATGAATAATTATTCTAAAACTGGTAGTGCAAATGATAATAGAGCAAAGATTAATGCACCTGTTCCATATAGTATTAGTATGCAGCTGAATGTATATGCTAAGACACAAGATGATGCATTACAAGTTGTAGAACAGATATTACCTTATTTTACCCCACAATATACATTAACAATTAAACCTTTTTCAGATTATAATGATATAAAAGAAGATGTACCAATTATTCTTCAGGGTATGAGTTACCTTGATGATTATGAGGGTAATTTTGGTAGAAGAACTATCATTTATCAGCTTGATTTCCTTATGCATGCTAATTTCTATCTTGGTATTGCTAATAGTCAGATTATTCGTCAGGTTGATGCAAATCTTTATGTTGACGTATTAACAGATTCAGATGGCTTTGGTAATTCAGTTTATCCTCAGCCTAAGCTTACCGTATTACCAAATCCATTAAATGTCTCTGCAGATAGTGATTATGGATTTACAGAAACCTTTACATATGTGGATAGTGCATAATGGAAAACAATGAAAATATTAAAAGTGATTATGAATATTCCAGAGACACCTATTACGAGATTCTAGAAAAAGGTAAAGAAAGTCTTGAGCTCATGATCGAGGTCGCACGCGAGAGCGAGCACCCGAGAGCGTTCGAAGTATTATCTGGTATGATGAAGAATATGGCAGATATTAATGATAAATTAATGGATTTAAATAAAAAGAATAGAGATATTAACGAACAACCAAAACAGGCACAAGTTGGTACAACAAATAATAATTTGTTTATTGGATCAACAACAGATTTACAAAGATTCCTTCAGGCACAAACCGCTGATAATGTGATTGATATGACGCCGAGGTTAGATGATAAATGAAAAAGAGAGTTATCTCGGTAATATTAATGTAAAGCGAGATGGCGTTGTCCAGGAATGGACAAAAGAACAAATAATAGAATATCAAAAATGTATGCAAAGTCCTGCTTACTTTGCTCGTACTTATTGTAAGATTATTTCACTTGATAAGGGTTTAGTACCATTTGAATTATATCCTTATCAGAAAAACATGTTTGGACATTTTAATGAGTATAGGTTTAGTATTGTTCTCGCCTGCCGTCAATCAGGCAAATCAATTTCATCAGTGGTCTACCTCCTATGGTACGCAATCTTCCATTCTGAAAAGACTATTGCAATTTTGGCAAATAAAGGTGCGACTGCAAGAGAGATGCTTGCAAGGGTTACACTTGCTCTCGAAAATCTTCCTTTCTTTCTTCAGCCTGGTTGTAAAGCCCTTAATAAAGGTTCTATTGAGTTCAGTAATAATTCTCGGATTATTGCTGCTGCTACTAGTGGATCTTCTATTCGGGGTATGTCTGTTAATCTCCTTTATCTAGACGAATTTGCCTTTGTTGAACGTGCAGCAGAGTTCTATACGTCAACATATCCAGTTGTATCAGCAGGTAAGGATACAAAGGTTATTATTACTTCTACAGCAAATGGTATTGGTAACCAGTTTTATAAGATATGGGAAGGTGCAACACAAGGTATAAATGAATTTAAACCATTCCGTGTTGATTGGTGGGATGTACCAGGAAGAGACGAAGAATGGAAAAATCAAACAGTTTCTAATACAAGTCAGTTACAATTTGATCAGGAATTTGGTAATACATTTTTTGGAACAGGTGATACACTTATTAATGCAGAAACTCTAATGGGCTTTAGAGCAAAGCCGCCGGTTCATGTAGATGGTGATCTATATGTTTATAAAGAGCCAGTAAAAGGTCATGAATATATCATGACAGTAGATGTTTCAAAGGGAAGAGGTCAGGACTACAGTACATTTAATTTGATCGATATTAGCAGTAGGCCCTTTGAACAGGTTGCTGTATATCGCAATAATCTTATCTCTCCTATTCTCTTCCCAAATATTATTTATAAGTACGCAAAGCTTTATAATGAAGCTTATGTAGTTATTGAATCAAATGATCAGGGATCTGTTGTTTGTAATGGATTATATCATGATTTAGAATATGAACAAATGCATGTTGAATCTACTGTAAAGGCAAATGCACTTGGTATTGAAATGAATAGAAAAGTTAAAAGACTTGGATGTTCATCTATTAAAGATATATTAGAGAATGGCAAACTACAAGTTGCAGATGAAAATACAATATTAGAAATATCTACATTTACTGCACGTGGTCAATCATATGAGGCTTCAGAAGGAAATCATGATGATCTAATGATGAATTTAGTAATGTTTGGATATTTTGTTTCTACAAGTCACTTTGCTAATTTAACTGATATTAATATTAAACAAATGTTATTTGATCAAAAAATGAAAGAAATAGAAGATGATGTTGTACCATTTGGGTTTATAGATGATGGTGCTGAACAAATAGAACGTATAGAACAAACAGAACGAGGTGGATGGGCTATTGAATACGATGCGGATCTCTAAAAATAGTATTCTTATAAATAGAAGTATTGAAACTCCGTATTATGAATTATAAGCTTATAATTTAACTCAAAGGAAAGAGTCATGGCATTATTTACACCTTCAGCCTCTCCGGCGATTACCGTCAGAGAAATTGATCTAACTGGTGTAGTGCCAAACGTAACAACAAGCACAGGTGCATTCGTTGGGGAATTTAAATGGGGACCAATCAATACCCCTATTTTGGTTTCAAACGAAAGCGGTCTTGTTGAGCAATTTGGAACACCAGATAGTGATAATACTGTAGAATGGCATTCTGCAGCATATTTTTTAAGATATGGCGATGCCCTATTCGTTGTTCGTGGCGAGAACAACTCGGGCGATTTACCTGTTAACGCTTACGATGCTTCAGCAGCAGTTGGCGCAGCAGATTCAGCAAGTTATCCAATCCCATCAGCTTCACGTCCACTTGTTAAAAGTGATGAGAACTGGGACAATCAAAAGGCAACCTTAGCAAGTACTTCATTTGTTGAAAATGATGCAACAGTTACTGTTAATCATACGTTCATTGCAAAATGGGCAGGTGATATTGGTAGCTCACTTTCAGTACATTTCTTAGGTGCCGATTCAGCTTCAGACACAACAGCATTTGATGCATGGACATATCGTACTAACTTCGATGCAGCTCCAGGAACAAGCTCATATGCTTCAGATCGTGGTGCATCAAACGATGAAATGCACGTAGCAGTTGTTGATCAAGATGGCCTATTCTCAGGGACAAGAGGAACAGTTCTAGAAACATTCCCTTATCTTTCACTGGCAAAAGGCGCAACAAACGCAGATGGTTCAACGAACTATATGCCTGATGTTATCAATAACGCATCAAAATATATTTGGCAGGCTGGCTTCGGTCCGGCACTAACTTCAAATGGACGTTTATTCTCAACTCTTGCAGGTACAAATGCAGATTCAGGAGATAACTACGTTCTAGCAGGTGGTGACGTAGCACAGTCAGTATCTCTTGTAAATGGTAGAGATACAACAGCACTTGATGCAGGTGATTACGCAACAGGCTTCGATGAATTTGAAGA